CAAAAGGTCTGTTAAAAATTTAAGCTTCTCCGAGAAGCGTTTAAGCTTTTCTGAGTTATGATAGTTTATGGGGTCTTGTATGGTTTTAACGTCCTACCGTAGGACACTAATTATTGTGCTCATTTGACATGTCATATCACCTATGCTATACATATTTAAGGGCATCTTTTGATGTTGAATTTGATTAACTTTAACGTCCTACTGTAGGACACTAAATTAGGAGACTAAAAAATGTTTAGCGTAGGTTCAGCTATAAGAGTGCAAGCGGATAAAGAGAAAAGTGCAATTACAAAACACACTTTAACCCATGGTTTCACTATAGAGCAAAACTTGTTTTACCCTGCGAGTTGGTCACTTTTATGCAATGGTAATTTCGTATTTCATGGCAGTGAAGATGAATGTTTTGTGGCCTTTGGGTCACACTTGGCGGGAGTAGGTAAATGAGACCTGATTATGCAACGGCTCAAGACTTTGCCACATGGCGCAGGGACGCAAGCGATTGTGATATTGACGCCCTCCGTCACATAATTAAAGACTGTTATGCCGCTTCGCGTGCTATGGCGGATCACAACACAGATAAAGAGTGTTACTACATTGACCAAGCGTTGACGTACTCGGAAGAACTGCGTAATCGCTATTCACACAACATCTGATTTGACTTCTGCCTAGTCCTATGCTATCAAGGTGTAGGGCTAGTCATGGGCTAAATTGATTGACCCTTTAACGTCCTACAGCAGGACACTAAATTAGGAGACTAAACACATGATTACTTGTAATGAATTAAATAGACATTGCAATTTGCATCAAGACACTTTGCGTGGTTTGGATGCCATTGATATGCGGGTATTTTGTGACACTTATGAGGCTGAAAAGAATAGAGTATTGACTAGTACTCGTTTTTTGCCTACAACAAATGGGGATTACTATGTGGCATTGGCTGCACTAGTAACTGATTGATTTTAACGTCCTACAGCAGGACACTAAATTAGGAGACTAAAAAGATGTATAAACGTGATGTAGCTGAGATCAAAGATTTCGTTCGTTCGGTGGGCCTGATGCTTTGGTAAGTGTTGTTTTGTTTGTATTGCTCACAATACAGGCAGGGTTAAGCACAGTAAAAGGCCAACTCAAAAAGGTTGACGAGGATGGTTTTCGTGCTAATTGTTTGTGGGGTAAAAAAGCCGAGGGCTTGCGTTATGCCAGAGACAACAAGGAGATGTTGTACGGTAAGCTGTACAAGATAATTCAAACGCATGGCTATGCATCTACTGAGGGCTGTGTTGCCGCTATTGAGCTATTCATTACCATACCTAATCTTGGGCTAGTCAAAGCTTCATTTGTAGCACAGTGTTTGGGCTTTGATGTGGCATGCTTGGATAGTCATAACTTGGCTAGGTTTGGCATTCCTGTATCTCAAGTAAAAGATAACCCCAAAGCTAAGATAGAGACACGCCGTAAAAAGTGGGCGTCATATGTTCAGCTATGCCGTGACTTGACAAAAACACCTAAAACCAAAAAATTAATGATGTGTCTAGATTGTGAAACAGCCACGGAATACTGGTGGAATAGTTGGTGCGGCTACGTTGCGGGTAACATTGCCAACCGTAGCTTAGACAGTGGCGATATTGTATCACGCTACCATGTAGAGTGCATCGTTCGTACATAACTTGACTATTGAGTGCGCCTTGTGTACTACTAACAGGGCGTACTGGACGATCAAGTTAAACTTTAACGTCCTACAGCAGGACACTAAATTAGGAGACTAATATTATGACACTTCAAGAAATGTTTGATAAAGCCGTGGCTCACTTTGCTCAGATGCAAAAGCCTTCTATGTCTACACCCTCAGAATATGGGGGTTCCGACTGTGCCTATCGTGGGCATGCAGGTAATAAGTGCATCGTGGGTGCATTTATTGACGATGCATTCTACCGCCATACCCTTGAGGGCAAGGGTGTTTTAGAGTATTCAACTATTAATAAGTCTTGCGGGGTTCAACCTGTGCTTAACGCCGTTGCTGAAACTTTCGGTGTTGACCGACTGAGCTATGATCAAGGTCGATTATTGTTCAAGTTGCAACTAGTCCATGACGATCACAGTGATGGGTTTGACACAGGCGAAGATAACTGGTATGAAATAGTTAAGCCATACTTAATTGACTTGGCTGACGATTATAACCTAGCATATAAAGAGGTGTAAAAATGTTTGACACTTGGGATCAGGCCACGCATATGCGTGATAAGCTTCATGAGGTCAGCCGTTTGGCTGATACGCTTGGGGCGTTGGCAGGTAATATTGTCGATGACTTTGACAATGCTAGGCGTTGTGCTAAAACTGAGGCACAGTTGAGAGAGACACTAAAAAAGTTACACGCTAAGTTAGAAGGGCTAAACCTATGAACAAAACACAAAAACTTTATGGCGAAGTAATGGATGAGTTGACGCAATACTTAGGGCATGATGATGCAAAGTATTTTGCTAATTGGTTGCTTGCCAACTATAAATGCAAAAAGTATGATGACATCGTAGGATTATCCTATGATACTTCAAACAATGGAGATAAATAAATGACACGTCAAAAGAACCTACTTGGGAAGTCCCGCCCTCAAGCCAACCCCTATGCAATCTTTAAGGGCTACGGCCCCTTTGGGGAGACTGAGATGCGTTTGCTTAAAACATACTCAACGCCTGTTAATGAGGCAAAGAACCCCTATGCTCGGTGGATGGTAGCAGTCAAATCAGAAATGACTTATGGGTCATATGATATGGGTGACAGCTACATCAAAGAGGCAACTGCGGGTTTGACCCGTGTCTATGCTGACCCTCTGTACCTTGAGCAGTACGGTATTGTTGAGTCAGTTAACGTCCTACAGTAGGACACTAAATTAGAGGAGACTAAGTAATGAATAGCACTTGGATCATTGACAGGCTGATTGAGTTGGCCTGTCTCACTATAATAATTGTATGGACTATCTATGGTCTGTATGGTTTTGGTGGTTTTGAGGGTATTGTATCCCAATGACATTGCACCTACATAAACGTGACCGCTACGCTAGGCGTCCAGATAAAGCTTGGCGTAGTAAAATGTTACGAGAGTTCATCCGAGGCCAGAGGTTTGACATGCAAGACACCTTCTGGTATAACAATAGTACACCAACTAATGAGGAGACTAATCATGAAGATCACCAGAAAATCACCCCTGACAGGTGAGACAGCCACCAGAGATATTAACGTCACCCCTGCACAGATTGTATCATGGGAGGGGGGAGAGTTAGCGCAGAACGCTTTCCCTAATGCAGACTCAGATGAGCGTGAGTTCATAATGACAGGTTATACTGACTATGATTGGAACGCTATGTTTGGGGAGATAGACAATGCTTGAAGCAGTATTTTGGGATGAGTGTGGGACCATTCAGGTGGTAGGGTATAACCCTGCCGACACTGAAGTTGGAGACCTGATTGACAAGCACCCTGAGTGGCACTATAAGTATTCACAGGAGCCGTATGTGCCTTCTGAGCCTGATCACTATGACCCTTACGAGGGTGACTACACTTAACGTCCTACTGTAGGACACTAACGCAAACCTAAAGGAGAACATCATGTTTGCAATTATCGCCACTAAGCCCCTCAATGACCGTACTGAGGGCTTCCGCTTTAACTTCCTTGGTAAGAAAGGTATCGTCCGTAAGCGTAAGGTTAAGAGCCGTGGCTTGAGTATACAACACCTCAAGACAATGACTGCCTTACATATCTTCAAGCGCACTATCTATCTTGAGAAGATATCTAATCGCCATGTGGCTAACCCCCGCCGCTTGCGTCATTTCGCTGGATGATTTGACATAGACTACCCCTGCTGCTATACAGGTGGCAGGGACATTCCCCTCACATACAAAGGACTACCATCATGGAATTAACTGACATCAGACAAGCAATGCTTGCACTAGACACTGCTGACCTCAATGATATTATTGACTTGGCTCATGAGCTAAAGACCCTCAAGGGTAGGGTCAGCCTCAAGGTAGGTCAGAATGTTTGGGTTGTACAAAAGACCAAGCGTACTGCTGGTATCATTGAGAAAGTCAACCAGAAGAAAGCACAGGTGCGTATGCGTGGCTCTATCTACAACGTACCCTTTGCAATGATTGAGGCAGCGTGATGCAACAAATAGTTATCAGTCTGTATGACTACACAGGTGAGGCTCTCAAGCCTTGGGCAGAGGCAGGGTATACCTGCCATGCCTTTGACATTCAGCATGACAAGGTTGAGAATGTTACACATTATTCTGGTGGTGGTTCTATTCATTATTGTCATGCTGACCTTCATGACTTTAGTACTCACAGTGATCTGTTCTTTCGTTTCAATGGTCGCAAGGTAGCATTTGGTATGGCCTTCCCTGTCTGTACTGACATGGCTGTATCAGGTGCAGCGTGGTTCAAGAAAAAAGCAGAGGCTGACCCCTTGTTCCAACAGAGGGCGGCACAACACGCCATTGATTGTGCTGGTCTGTTTGATGATCTTGGTTGTCCCTACTTCATTGAGAACCCTGTATCTGTATTGGCTACCAAGTGGCGCAAGCCTGACCATACGTTTCACCCTTATGAGTATGGTGGCTACATTGCCAAGAACAATGCACAGCACCCTCGGTGGCCTGACTACATTGCAGACCGTGACGCCTACCCTAAGAAGACATGCCTATGGACAGGCAATGGCTTTGTGATGCCGCCAAAGGTTCCTGTTGAGCCTGAGAGCGGTCACAGCCGACAGCACTTGAAGTTAGGCGGCAAGTCTGCTAAGACTAAGAACATCAGATCAGCCACACCCCGTGGCTTTGCAATTGCTGTCATGACAGCTAACACAAACAAGGAGACTACCAATGGGAACCAAGATGGATCACGACAGACTGTACAAGATACAGACCTACTCGTTTCATGATGCAATCATTACTGTGACTGAGAGTTGCTATGGACGTACTGAGATTGATAAACCTGCCAAGCCTAACAAGCATGGCTATACACAATCACCTACAGTACACACTGATGGCACTGAGCATTACTACAAGTATGATAATTGGGAAGAAGCTATTGCTGTAGTACCTTTGCACTTTGACTATGCTGATAAACTGACTGAGGCTGATAAGGTGAAAACAGTACTTGAGACTGTTGATGCCTTAAAGAAAGCTTATGATTCATATCCTGATGGAGAGATCAACATCAGTTGGACTATGCGCCGTAACTGTGTTAATCAAGATTAACGTCCTACAGCAGGACACTAAATGAGGGAGTAACCCATGAACATGCCAAGCAATCAATACAACTTAGAACACCTTACACCTCTGTCAGAAGAACGGCAGAGGTTGATGGATGCAGTAGAGGAGTCACAGTGGGAGGGTGACATGAACAGGGCTGACCTACTCAGCACAGAGCTATACCTAGTTAACCAATGCATAACTAAGGGAGAGCTATATGCACCCCTTTTTTAAATCACTTGGAAACTATCTAGTGTATATAATTATGACTATTGTTTTCATCAGCGCAGGAATAGGAATGTTTTGATATGGCACTCAAAGAAGAACTTAAAAGTACACACACGATACGCAAAGCTTGTGACTTCTACATGCGTACACCTAAGTTCTGTGCTTTGGGTGGTAAGTCACAGTATGACTATGAGCGTAACTTAACGTTTGCCTGTGTTACCCCTGTGCAAGGCGGCAAGTTACTAGGTAACATCAAACTAAAAGACATACAGTTTTCTAATGTGACTATAGCTTACGACTACTGGCAAGTTAAACACGGTGTAAGGGCAGCTAACTACATAGCTACCTGTCTAAGCATTGTGCTTAACACAGCTAGAAGACATGAGGTACTACTATCAAACCCTGTGTCGCTCATCCAAAGGGCCAAGGCCAAGCCCCGCAAGATCAAGTGGACTACACCCCAAGTCAAACAGTTTCTTGACACAGCGTACAACAATTGGGAGTGGCGCAGCATTGGCTTGATTGTGCATATGGCTTTCCATTGGGCGCAGCGTATCGGTGACATGCGTTTGCTTGAGTGGGACGCCCTAGACCTAGACAAAGGGGTACTAAACCTAGAGCAAAGCAAGCGTGGTGCAGACGTTCACCTACCTGTACAGGGCGGCTTGCTGCCTATGCTCAAGCAGCAGAAAGAAGACTTTGGGTTCCTACCCTACGTAGCCCCTAGAGTTAGGGCTAGAGCAGGGGCATACACGCCCTACGATGATGTTGAGATTTGTGGATTAGTTAACAGTGTCAAAGAGGCTGCTGGCTTACCAAAGGAGTTGACAGCTATGGACTTACGCCGTACAGCTATCACACAGATGGTGGAGCGTGGCGTTGATGTTGTGGGTATCATGCAGGTGAGTGGACACAGTAGCCCTCAGAGTGTGATGCCTTACTTAGTTAATACATTGGCGGGTGCTACCAAGGCACTGTCCAACAGAGAGGATGATTTGATATAATGGATAAGTACATAGAAGACTTAGACTTAGGTGAGGGTGACACTGTAAGAGGTGACTGCCCTGATTGTGGTGGTAAGAATACCTTCACAGCTAACAAGTCAGGCGGTGCTGTCTTGTATAACTGCTACAAGCTAGGCTGTAAAATCAGTGGAGTTCACACTGTAGGTATGACTGCTGCTGACATACAGGCTCGGATGCAAGAGATAGAGCAAGACAAGCCTAAGCCCAAGGTTGAAGCTATGGTATTGCCTGAGTATGTTGTACGGGGTGGTAGTGGGCTTGATGTATTCAGAGACAAGTGGGACATGCTAGAAGACCAAGGTTTGATGTATGACCTCAAAGATAAACGTGCTGTGTTTCCTATTTTTCACAATGGGGTGTTGATTGATGCTGTGGGCAGGGCGTTGGCTGGGGCAGAGCCTAAGTGGTTGCGCTACACTGGTAAGGCTAACTACTTCCTTGCAGGTATAGGCGAGACTGTGGTTGTTGTTGAAGATGTCATTAGTGCTATCACTGTAGCCAAGCTAGGCTTTGTTGGTATGGCTATCCTTGGTACTTCTTTAAGTGTTGCACATATGGAACAGTTGGGTAACTATTCTCAGGTTATCGTAGCGTTAGACCCTGATGCTGCACACAAGACCTTGCGTTTCAGACAAGAGATAGAGGCGTGGACAGGTGTAGCCACTATTGCATTAAGACTTGACGATGACATAAAGTATCGTGTAGAGTCCGACATTGAGCAGTTGAAGGAGTTACTATGATAAACAGAGACACACACAAAGAGTTATGTGAAAAGTATCAAGAATTAGAAAAGGAGTTAGAGTTTTGGAAACAGCAAGCATATACTATACAAGAGCGTAACAAAAAGCTAAAAGCACAGTTGACTTTATGGAAAGGTACAGCACCATGAGTGATGAGGTAAAAGCTGCTGCACAGGTACAGGCAGAGAAAGCTTTTGATGACTTTATGTATTGGATGAAGAAAGGTACGATCTGGTCTTGCATAGTTCTTGGTCTTGTAGTCTTTGGTTGCAATGCTGGCGTTGAGGATGACGCCTACCCCGCATACAATGGTGAGCAGTATGCACCAACTAACATGGGAGAATAGTAATGGCGTCTAAAGATTACACTACTGGCTGGCAGGATAGTGAGGTGGCAACTAAATACGTATACTCTCGTCTGCATGAAATACTAAATACAGAAGGCGAGGATGATATGATACAGAAACTTTCTTTGTTTTACTCAGAAATTGCCCGTACATATTTGGCAGACACAGGAGAGAAAATAGGAAGTCCAGCATACTCTGAGGGACTACACAGTATATTATAAACATGGGAGATTAAGATGATTGATGTAACGTACATAGATCACATGGGCAGTGACCTGAGTGTAGTCAATGCAGCACGTGTATCCTTTGGTAAGAAGAGTGAGGTACTTGGTACGTCAGGTGTAGAGGGTGGACATATTACCCCTATCCTACATGATCAAGACAAACGTCTAATCAAGTACCTAGCCAAGCACAAGCACATGTCACCCTTTGGTCACGCCTTTGCATCCTTCCATGTCAAGGCTCCAATCTTTGTAGCTAGACAACTAGTCAAGCATAAGTTCTTACGATGGAATGAGATTAGCCGTAGGTATGTAGATGATGAGCCTGAGTTCTACTACCCTGATGTATGGCGTGGACGTAGTGAAGACAAGAAGCAGGGTAGTTCTGATGAAGTAGTTATAGAAAGAACTAATCAAGCAGACTATATTACTCACATTGATATTCATCTTCAACATGAGGCATTAAACACTTATAATAAAATGTTAAAAAAAGGAGTGTGTCCAGAGCAAGCACGTATGGTGTTGCCACAAAGCACCATGACAGAATGGTATTGGTCAGGTAGTCTTGACGCCCTTGCAGATATGTGCAACCTACGGTGCAAGGAAGATACACAACTTGAGACTAGGCTAGTAGCTAATGAGATATGCAACAGTATGCATAAGCTATTTCCTTTGTCTTGGAAAGCATTGAGAGGACTATACGGATGATGGAGCTATCTCTAATTAGAACCCTACACGATCAGGCGTTCTATGAAGATCACAAGGGTATCAAATGCCCTGACAAGTTGTTCACTAAAGATGTACGTAAGATCAAGCGTGTCTTAGACAACGCTATGGATAAGTATGACCGCACTATATCTACCTCTGAGTTAGAAGCTTTGTTCTTCTCTGAGTACAGCACCATGACTACAGCTAACAAGGTTCTTTATGAGGGTCTGTTCTCCAAGCTACGCAAAGAGGTTCCTATGTCTATGGACGTAGCCTCTGATGTACTGTCTAGGATGTTTAGGCAGCACGTAGGGGAGCAGGTAGCTAACTTAGGGTTCGACTACGTTAACGGTAAGCTTACCTCTCTTGAGCCACTACGCCAAGTTCTAGAGGCGCATGAGGATAACTTCATGCCTAACATGAATGTTGAGTGGGCTGACATTGATATTGATACGATCCTTGAGGCAGGATTACAGCAGTCCCAATGGAAATGGAATATACCTAGCCTCGCCGGGCGCATAGAAGGCATAAGTAGTGGACACTTTATCATTGTGGGTGCTAGGCCCAACACAGGTAAGACAAGCTTCCATGCGTCTACTATTGCTTCACCTAAAGGTTTTGCAGAGCAGGGTGCTAAGTGTATGGTGTTGTGTAACGAGGAAGAGTATGTACGTGTAGCTGAACGCTACCTGTGCGCTGCTGCCAGTATGGATACAGATGAGATCAAGTCTAACTATGCGTTAGCTGCAGCTAGGTACAAGAAGGTGCGTGAGAAGATCAGCATGTTTGACAGTACAGGTAAAGACTTAGGTTGGGTAGAGAACATCATTAAGCACAGCAAGCCCGACATAGTTGTACTTGACATGGGTGATAAGTTTGCTGTAAAGAGTAGTGACAAGTCAGACGTATATCTTAAGGCTGCTGCTATTCACGCTCGGAACATAGCTAAGAAGTATAACTGTGCTATTATATGGATGAGTCAGTTATCTGCTGATGCACAAGATAAAGTATACCTTGATCAGTCTATGCTGGAAGGTAGTAAGACAGGTAAGGCAGCAGAGGCAGACTTGATGCTGTTGATTGCTAAGAACCAAGTTACTGAGGGTGATGATGAAGACAAGCAGCGTCACATTAACGTAGCTAAGAACAAGCTAAAGGGTGGATGGCATGGGGTTGTCCATTGTGAGTTAGACGGGGGCAGGTCACAATACCTAGCCTAAAGAAAGGAACACAATGCGTATAGTATTGGACGTTGAGAACACAACAAAGAAGCGTAACGGTAAGCTTCTACTAGACCCTTGGGAGGAGGGTAACTTTCTAGTTAACGTAGGGGTACGTGACGTTGACGATGGTACTGAGGCTCTGACGTTTGATCTGCAACACAAAGAGTACGTTGACCAGACAGGCGTTGAGTCTAAGCGTATTCAAAAGATACTGGATAACACTACCCTGCTGATCATGCACAACGCACAGCATGACTTGGCTTGGCTTTGGGAGTGTGGCTTTAAGTATGACGGGGCTATATGGGATACCATGCTTGCAGAGAGTATTTTACTCAGAGGAAACAACATAGAGATATCAGATAAAGGAGTAGTCAAAAAGATATCTTTGTCTCTAGGTAACACAGCTATCCGTAGAAACCTTGACTTTCAAAAAGATGACACTCTTAAGCGTTACTTCAAGGAAGGTTACAACACTGATGAGATACCATTGTCAGAGTTGACCTTTTATCTTGAGGCTGACTGTAATACTACAGCTTCACTGTTTCATGCACAGAGTGCCGACTTCATGCTACCTGAGTCTCAGAGCCTTGGTAACGTGAGAGACATTACGTTTGAGGTATGCAAGCTTCTTACACGCATGAAAGCTGACGGTATGAAGGTAGACCGCAAGGCTTTGGATGCAGTGCGTAAGGAGTTTGAGGATGAGCGTGGAGCCATTCAGTCTCGCCTACAGATGCAGGTGCGCGAGGTCATGGGTGACACCCCAGTTAACTTGAATAGTCCAGAGCAAATGTCTCAGGTTATCTTTAGCCGTAAGCCTCACTCCAAGGATGATTGGCCTAACTTGTTTGATAACTGTAGGAAGCTATCTGACTTAAAGGAGATCGTTAATGCTAACAGTGACCTTCTGTATCGTACTGAGGCGTTCACTTGCCCGACTTGTGAGGGCAGTGCAGAAACGTATAAAGTAAAGAAAGACGGCAGTAAGTATGCAAGACCCAACAAATGTAAGGACTGTGACGCAAGAGGCTACCAACTCAAGAAGCAAGCTAGGATGGCTGGCTTTGGGTTTTTCCCACCTAGTGCTTCTTGGGTTAGTGCTAGTGGTTTTTCTACTGGCAAGGATATACTAGATATACTGAGGTCTACAGCTATGGATAACAAGATGGATGTAGCTGTTAAGTTTCTTGAGGACTTAAAGCGGTTGAACGCTGTGTCTAGCTACCTGTCTAGCTTTGTTGAGGGTATAGACACCTTCACTAAACAGGACGATGTACTGCACGTGTCACTAACGCAGCACATTACGTCTACTGGTAGGTTTAGTGGGCGTGAGCCTAACATGCAGAACATGCCTAGAGGTGGTACGTTCCCTGTTAAGCGTGTCTTTATATCACGTTGGGCTGGTGGCAAGATCATGGAAGCTGACTTTGCACAGCTAGAGTTTAGGGCTGCTGCATTCTTGTCACAGGACGAGACCGCTATGGAAGAGATCAACACAGGGTTTGACGTACACGCATACACTGCACAGATTATCTCTGATGCAGGTCAGCCTACTGCTAGGCAAGCTGCCAAGGAACACACCTTCGCCCCTCTGTTTGGCGCGACAGGCTTTGGCAGGACTAAGGCAGAAGCTGCGTACTACACGCACTTCATTGCCAAGTACAAAGGTATAGCTAAGTGGCACAAGAAGCTAGGTGATGAGGCTATACGGTTCCAAAAGATAACCAATGTATCAGGTAGACAGTATGCATTTCCCGGCACGACTAGAAGGGAAAACAATACACCTACTAACTTCACTAGGATCAAGAATTACCCTGTCCAAGGGTTTGCTACTGGTGATGTTGTACCTGTTGTATTGCTTGAGATTGACAAGAGACTAAAGAACATGCGCTCTTGCATAGTTAATAGTGTCCATGACTCAGCGGTCATTGACATACACCCTGATGAACAAAAGGAGGTAATAAATGTCATTGAGGATGTTAACAACTGTCTTAATGATATCATTGATAAATACTATGGCGTAAAGATGAACGTACCACTACTTTTAGAAGCCAAGATTGGACCGAATTGGCTTGACACTAAAGATGTGATATGATATAACTGCGGTTCAAATAAAGCTCAGAAAGGATATATAATGAGCAATGAGTTATCTACGACAATGGCAAGTGCAGACCTTGCTGCAGCTATGGGTTTCAGTGCAGATGCTGATATGTCTATGGGTTCTTCCAGTGGCCCTAACCTTTCACGACTAGCACAGGTACAGGCTCCCATCATGAAGGAGCAAGTAGATGAAGACGGTGAGCTAGAAGAGAAGGTAGTAGTACCCTTGGGTGCTTACAAGCTTACTGACTCAGAGGGTACGACTGTATATAGTCGTAGTGCTACCATCCGTTTGTTTGCACAGCGTCAGCAGTGGACTCAATGGGATAGTGACAACAACGCTATGAACAAGACTGTCATGGCTACTGTACTCAAGGGTGATCTTAAAGATACCAAAGGTACGTTCAACCTTGGTCGGCCTAGTGCATACATCAAGGATTGGGATGCTGTTGATGAAGACACTAAAGCTGTTATCCGTAGCGTTAAGAACACTAAGGTTTTGTTTGGCAAGGTTAAGCTAGGTAAAGTTACTGATGAGAATGGTGTAGCTGTAAAAGGTTACGACTCAGAGATTGACTTTACGATGGACGTAAAGAATGCTGACAGTAAGCGTTCCTTGGATGCAGTACTTAAGGACATTGTATCTAAGAAGCTGTTGCCTATTGAGCATACGATAACACTTGCTGCCAATAAGGAGACCCTGCCTACAGGTAACAAGTACGCTACTATGGTTGCTAACTTGGGTACTAAGGCTAAAATGGTTCCAGAGGATCACGCTACAGTACAGGCTTTCGTTGACTACATTGACTACGGTAATGAGTATGTACTTAGCAAGTGGAAGTCTTTACGTAAGCCTGATGTGGCTATAGACCCAGCTACACTTGACGCTATCGTGCAAGTAGAAGAAATTCCTTTCTAGGATGGACTTTGCACACGCTGCTGAACTACCCATTAAGATACTCATGCGTGATGCTACTTTAGGCCAAGCAGAAATGTCAGAAGCAATAATTGAGAACGTTGCTTCTGACGTATCGGCAGGACTAAACAAGCAATTCAACGGTGGGCCACGGGATAAGTTCAGGCTTAGAATGTCCAACATAGGACGCGCTAAGTGTCAACTCTGGCATGAAAAGAATATGCCAGAAGAAAAAGAGCCAATGCCAGAGCAGTTTATGATGAACATGATGCTAGGCGATATAGTTGAGGCAGTATTCAAAGGTATCCTACGCACTGCTGGTGTAGAGTTCCAAGACAATGAGTACGTGTCGTTAGACTTAGGGGGAGGTAGACGCCCAATCAAGGGTGAGTATGACTTAGTGATGGCTGGCAGGGTAGACGATGTTAAGAGTGCATCTGATTACTCCTACACTAAGAAGTTTGTTGACCTTGAGACACTACAGGCTAGTGATCCTTTTGGCTACGTAGCACAGCTTGTAGGCTACGCTACAGCAGCAGGTAAGAAGGTTGGAGGATGGTGGGTAGTCAACAAGGCTAACGGCCATCACAAGTACGTTTCAGCCAAGCACGTAGACGTTGAGGCTGTCTTAGATAAGATGCGTGAAACGTATGACTACCTAGATAACGATGAGCCACTTGAGCGTCAGTACACAGACATTCCTGAGACCTATCGCAAGAAAGAATCAGGTAACAGAACGCTATGCAGAGAGTGTAGCTTCTGCTCATTCAAGAAAGCCTGTTGGCCTGACTATCAAGAGCTACCTTCTAAGACTTACCAAGGCAAACTAACGCCGCCTACGGTACACTACACTAAGCTAAAGACAGATGCCTAAACCTAATAGGCTACACCTTAAAGCCAAGTACAGGAGTGGTCTTGAAAAACAGACTGCTCTTGTTTTGTCTGAGTGCCAGAAAAAGGTAAGGTATGAGTTACTTAAAATAGAGTGGGAGGACTTACGTTATCGTACTTACACGCCTGACTTTCAGTTGGACAACGGTATCTTTATTGAGACCAAGGGTATCTTTGACAGTGAGGACAGACGCAAGCATGTGGAAGTAAGGAGGCAGCACCCTGAGTTAGACATACGCTTTGTATTCAGTAACGCTAGGGCAAAGCTATATAAGGGTGCTAAGAGTAGATACTGTGATTGGTGTGAAAAAAACGACTTCTTGTACTCACATAGACTAATACCTCAAGGGTGGTTGACAGAGCCGGGAAAGTATGTTACACAGACTAAGATACCACTCAAAACAAAAAGGAAGACTTAATGCCGTATTCACTAGACGATGATGAGATTGCAATACTAATCAAGCCTATGGGTAATGGGCGTATTGGTACTTGTATCTGCAAGAGTGACGATCACGAATTGACTGACGATCAGTTATCAGATGCTATGGGTGTAGGTCTAGCTATGATTGGCTTGTTTGAGTTACTTAATGATGACGATGATGAAATCTATGAAGACCTCAAGTTTGCACTAGAAGAGAAGGTAGAGCGTCTACTAGAGGACAATCAAGTACCTAGTGACGATACGCCACAGTCTTCCTATACAGCAGAGGGTAATGTACTTACACTCAGTGCTTTTACTAAAACTAAGGGTAACTGCTAGTATGGCTAAATGGAAAGAAACAATCATGCCCTTTGAGGTAGACATGGTAGATAAGCCACCCCACTACAACACAGCTAACATTGAGTGTATAGATGCTATGAAAGCTATGTCAGAGGGTGCAGATGTATCACCCCATGAGGCATACTGTTGGCAGAACTCATTCAAGTATATGTGGAGGTGGCCTTACAAGAATGGCGTAGAGGACTTGAAGAAAGCACGTTGGTACTTAGATAGATTGATACAGGAGGTTGAGCGCAATGAATACTGAGAAGTTCAGTGTTACCTTTGTCTTACAAGTTGACAAGTCAAACAACATATTGTCTTCTCACCCTATGTACTATGAAGAAGATATAAAAGACTTGATGTCTCGTATTATCTATGATATAGATGATGTAGAAATATCTAACATAAACGTAAAGGATCAGGGATGATTACGAAACAAGAGATAGATGACTTCGCTGAGTACGACAGAGAAGATATGATTAATCATTTTAGAGACTATACGCCTCTTGATATGGTAAAAGATTTTGCAAAAGCAATGGATCACCCTCTTGGGGAGAAGTACGGTTATAGTAGAAAGCTAGAAGGGTTGCGTTGGCTGCTACTCAAAGAGGAATATGGTGAAGTACGTGATGCAGATGGCCCACTAGAGTTACTCAAAGAGTTAGCTGACTTGGTGTACGTTACGTATGGCTATGCAGCTACCTACGGGTGGGACTTAGATGAAGCTGTACGCAGAGTACACGCATCCAATATGTCTAAGCTAGGGCCACAAGGTAAGCCAATCAAGCGGCCTGATGGCAAAGTGTTAAAGGGGTCAAACTACTGGAAGCCTGACCTGTCTGATCTTGTCTAAGATACAGAGCAGAATGGTTGAACTGCTTAAACCAATAGAACAACAAATAATGATGTGTGATACCAGAGAAGAAACCCTTATGTTAGCTTGTGCTATGCTACACAAGGCTCAAGTAATACTGGAAGCACACATAGGAGAAAGAGGACGTAAAGAAATCTTCACGTTCCCCAAGGAGAGTAAAAGATGAATAACAATTACCTACCCAATGACTACCAGACCTTCATTGCAACCAGCCGCTATGCACGTTGGCTTGAAGGCGAAGGACGCCGTGAAACATGGGGTGAGACTGTAGAGCGTTATCTACAGAACATAGCTAAGACATGGCTAAAACCTGTTGACTTAGATGAAATGCGTGACGCTATTCTTAGCCTTGAGGTTATGCCTAGCATGAGGTCACTAATGACAGCAGGTAAGGCAGCATCACGCGACAACACCTGTATGTACAATTGTAGCTACCTACCCGTAGATGACCCTAAGTCTTTCGATGAGGCTATGTTCATCTTGCTTTGCGGTACGGGGGTTGGTTTCAGTGTTGAGCGTCAGTTCATTGCTAAACTCCCTGATGTTCCTACTCTTTTCCAAAGCGAAACTACTGTTGTCATCAAGGATAGCAAGGAAGGTTGGGCTAAAGGTCTCAGACAAGTGTTGGCACTCCTATGGGCTGGTGAAATTCCTAAGTGGGATATTAGCAGAGTTCGCCCTGCAGGGGCAAGGCTTAAAACGTTTGGTGGTCGTGCTAGTGGCCCTGCACCTTTAGTTGATCTGTTTAACTTTGCAGTCACTACGTTTAAAGGCGCACAAGGGCGTAGGCTCTCTAGTCTTGAATGCCATGATCTTATGTGTAAGATTGGTGAGGTAGTTGTTGTAGGGGGCGTTAGACGTAGTGCTATGATCAGCCTGTCTAACCTGTCAGATGACCGTATGCGCCACGCTAAGTCAGGTAACTGGTGGGAGAACGCAGGGCATAGAGCCTTGGCTAACAACTCAGTGGCGTACTCAGAGAAACCTGACAGCATGTCATTTATGCGCGAGTGGACAGCCCTAATGGAAAGTGGGAGTGGAGAGCGTGGTATATTTAATAGAGAAGCTTCGATTAAACAAGCAGCAAAAAATGGAAGACGAGAGACTTGCTATGAGTTTGGAACCAACCCCTGTTCAGAAATCATTCTTAGGCCGAATCAGTTTTGCAATCTCACAGAGGTTGTCATACGTGCTAACGACAGTGTCGAAGACCTTACAAGAAAAGTCCGTTTGGCAACTGTACTGGGAACTATTCAATCCACCTTTGTTCATTTTCCATACTTGCGAAAGGTGTGGAACACAAACACAGGATCAGAAAGATTGCTCGGTGTGTCACTCACAGGGATAATGGATAACAAACTGATGACCTTAGAAAACAAAGGTCTGTCTGATACATTGGAGCATCTTAAAAATGTGGCTGTTTCTACTAACGCTGAGTGGGCTGACCGTCTTGGTATCCCTCATAGCACTGCTATTACTTGCGTCA